GGTTGTTTCCCCCTGCGCACATGGCTCAGACTCCGATGTTGATGCCAGAGCCCTCGCTCATGGCCGTGGCACCAGGAGCGATCTTCAGCGTGCCCTTGGTCTTGTCCTTCTTCTTGGGGGTGACGGTGGTTTGCGCCGCGACGGGCTCGGTCTGGGTGGTGGTGGTTGCGTAAGCGGCCTGCTGCTGGGCAGCGGCGGATGCAGTGGCTGATGCCATCTCAGCCTCCAGCTCTGCCTTGCGCTGTGAAGCTGTGGCGTTGGCGTCGTCGATTTGCTTTTGCAATGCAGAGGCAAACTGCTGCTGCTGCGTCATCGACTGCTGGCGGTACTGATCCAGCGCTGCGTTGTTGCGGTCAATGTCCGCCTGGCTGGGGCCCTTGTAGACAATCTCCGGGGCCTGAGGTGCAGATCCGAAGCACATGGTCAAACTCCTGTGGTGATGTTGAGGCCCGTGCCGGCGCCTTGGCTGGAAGCCACAGCCCGGTCAATCCGTAAGCCGCGCTTGCCAGTAGGCCGTGTCATCTCGGCTCGATCAGAACCAAGGACAGGTGCCTGTGCCGTCTTGTCAGGCGGCGGCGCACCCATCAGGGCAGCCATGCGTGCAGCGTTTGCGTTGGTGTCGTTGGCTTGCTGAGTTTTGAAGTCACGCAAATCGCCGAGCACCTGCTGCTGATCCGACAAAGCCCTGCTGAGCTCCATCTGCTTGAGCTGGATGGCTCCGTCTTGCGATGCCTTCATGGCATCAAACTGCGCCTGGGCCATCCGGTCGTAGGCCCCGGTGTCCGGCATCGTGATTACGGCGCCACCGCCGCCGCCACCGAAGCACATCAGAGCTCCTCCAGAATCAGCGGGTCGGACTTCTGCTCTTCAAGCAGTTGCTCCAGATAGACAATGACCTCTTGCTGGCCAATCAGGATGTCCAAGTCGCGTGGCGACATGGACCGATTGACCGCTGCTGGAAAGAGCTCCCGCAGCTTTGCAATTAACTGATCAGTGACTATGGGCTGAAGCACTGCAGCTGTGCAGATCAAGCTCAGGCTACCGGGGGACTCCATAGCAGGGGAGTGCCGCTCGTCAAGTCGTACTCACCTGCGCGAAGGATGCGTGCACAGCGGGCTTGCGTCTTGGCATAGACCTCGCCAAAGCCTTTCTTGAGGAAGGCCTTGAGCACCTCATCCCACATCTCCACTTCTGTTGAGCAACCAGCAAGCAACTTGTCTGCACCAACAGGGCCAACGCCGGGGCAGCCGGGATAGTTATCACTGGCATCGCCAGTCAGCACCTGGCGGTAGAAGTTGCGATCGGCTTCAAGGCGACTGATTTCAACCACCTCGCCATCGCGCAAGTGCAGGCCGGGCAGGGTGAGCATGTCCTTGTCAACAGAGACAATCACATCGCCCTCCTCATAGAGCACGCCGAGCACGTCGTCGCCCTCGATGTCAGGCAGCTCGATCGCTTGCCAGCCACGGGCGGGGCCAGCGTTGTGGACCCACTCGATCAGCTTTCGGTAGCCCGCAGGCCTGCGGTACTTCTTGCGGTTGCCCTTGTACTGGGGCCAGACCCCATAGCGAAATGACGTGGAGCTGCCGAACACCAGCACCAAGTCGTGGTTAGGCAGAGCCTCGCGGAACTGGCCAAGCGTTTCTTGGAAGACTTCCTTGGCATCGTCGTGCCGGCAGAAGTAGGTCCAGACGTCAGGCTCCCACTCGACCTCGTATTGGCAGGCAGAGGCTGCGGTGAACAGGTAGAACTCCGTGTCAATCAGAGCCTTCATGGGTGAATGGTGCCGATGTAGAGGATGCCGATTGCCACCGCACAGAACAGGCAGGTGGCCAGGGTGAGAGCGGTGTCTTTATCCATCGGCTAGCTCTTGCGTTTCTCGAATCAGACGATCCGCCACCTCGTTGATGGCCAAGTGGCAGATCCGTGCCTGCCCTGGATCTGGCGCCCAGGTGCGAATGGTGTTGGCGATCTCGCGGATCACCTCTTTCATGCGGCGCTTGTCATCGATGCCGTACTCGCCGAGGGCGTTCTGTACCGACAAGCAGTTCTGCAGAAGGTTCATTGGATTGGGGTAACGGTTGAGTCGGGCCAGATGTTCTGGCAGTAGAGGATTGCTTTGGCCAGGGTTGGCGCTGGCTTGGTGACACGCATTGCCCTGTAGCCAGGGCGCTTGACCTCAAGCTTGAACATTCGAGTCGCCTCCTTGGGTTTGGGGTGACTGACACCTGGGCCAAGGATCGGTTCAGGCCCTTCCTGCGGCAGGCGGCCAGGGACCATCCAGCTCATTACTGCCCCTCCATTTCGAGGATCTGTTCACAGGCCCTGATGTAGCCCTCCCACCACACTTGTGCGTAGCTTCGTTCGACGGCCTCCTCGTGATACCTAAGGCCGTATTTCAAAAGTCGAACGACGGCGGCTCTTGAAACGTCGATGGGTTCTTCTTGTTTGGCGGGCATAGCTCGATGTTGCGAAGGTCGTAGACACGGATGTTTCGTTGTTGTGCGCCGCGATTGAACATCACGGAAACCGAATTGCCATAGGTCTCGCTGATGTGTCCGCGGACCCAGCCGCCAAGGGCACGGAATCGAACCTCTTGGCCCTTCTTGTATTGATCCCAGCTCATGGGTAGTGGTGTTTGCGAAAGGCCTCCATGTCCCGAAGCTCCATGTCTTCAAACCTTGGGTGCTCTTCCAGGAACTGCTTGCTAGGCAGCACCACATCACGAGCCTTTTTGTTGAACTGCAGCACTGACCATTTGCCAGTGAGAAGACCGTGCTCAAGGATTGCCCTGAGCTCGGCATGACTCATCAGCGGTTGCATCAGTTCGCATCCAACCGGGCTTCCTCTTCCTTGACCCAGCTCAGGTAGTCAGCCCAGCGCTGAGGCGTCAGACCGGGCTCGTCGTTTGCTGCTGGTGGAAGCAACGGATGCTCAGTGCAGCTGAACGGCACATAGGCATCGGAGTTGTGTGGGTCAGGTGGTGCGGCCAGGGTCCGAGGGCTGGTGGGCAGGAGAGCCAGCTGCTGTTGTGACGGTTGGCAGAAGGCGGGCAGCTCTTCCTTGAACCCCCAGCTCCTGTTGGCCATCCCGTTTTCTGTGCGATACAGCGGTGCCATCAGTTCTTTCCAGGTGGGGTAGCGCTTGAAGACGTCGGGCTTCAGGCTCTGAATCCACTGCTCAGCAGCCCACATGAATTGGGGCTCGTTGATCTCTGGGAACTCAGAGGTGAAGCTGTGGAACTTGAGCCGGCAGATGTGAGCGCTCCAGCGGTCGGCCTCCTTGATGCGCAGATGAGCTGCGATCATTTCGGCGACCGCCAGAAACGTCTCTGGTGTCAGGCGGTTTGCTCTGGCCATTGCTCAAGGGCGGCGAGCATCGCCGGGTCTTTGGGCATCGGTCGTCCACTGGCCGTGGGCTTGGCCAGCTCCTGCTTCAGGTACTCAGGCTTGAGTGCCTGCCAGCCGTGCTCAACACCGGCGAGTGCGAGCAAGACCTGTTGCGGGTGGGACAGGTGGGCAACGCGATGAACGCTGGCTTGCCATGCCGCTTCAGTCCAGGTGGCATTGCCCCTGTGCTTTGAGCGACGGCTTTCGTTCCACCACTGCACCAGCAGCGGCTGTGCTTCGGGTGTGATGGCACCCAAAGCGGTGTCGTTCAGGTGGGCGACGTAATGGGCAGCAGACTTGGCCTGCTTCTTGGGCACGTCCGGCACCACTGCCAATGTCGGGACGGGTGCACCCATCTCGACGTAGCCAGCAGCCCGGCCCACAAAGACGCAGATGCGCTCGAGGGTTTGGAAGGTTTTGCCGCACCCTTGGCACAGCCGGATCCGGCGATCGGCGTCAGGCAGAGCACGGGTTTCGGTGACCCGGCTCTTCTCGTGGCCGCAGTGAGGGCACTTCATGCCGCCACCTCCTGGGGGGCCCACTCACCACACCACTCCTTGGGCGAAACCCCAGGCCAGTTGTTGAGTGAGATGTTGTCAAAAGGCGTGAGTACGGGCGGGTGGCGTTGGCAAAAAATGAAGGTGCCAAGTTCCTTCGGGCCACGCCCATAGCGGCAGTTGCCGCACTCCTGCTCACGCAGCGGCGGGAACGGAGTTGTCATTCCAGATCACCTTTAAGTAGATGGACTGGGCGTTCTTGGGCTTCTGCTGCCAGGACGCCTCGATGCGCTGCAGCACCGTCACCCGGTCGTCGGCCCAGACAATCCCCCGGCCGGCATCCATCACGGCGCCCGCCAGGTTGTCCAGATCGGAAGTGCCCGGGCCAAAGAAGGTCAAGTGCAAAGCCGTCACTTGCCCCTTCTCGAGCGGCGGCAGTGTCCACCACTCGGTCAGGATTGAGCGAACAGTGTCCGTCCATTCCCTGTAACGGCTGTCCTTGTAGGGCCGGCCGCGCAGCGTGAACCGCGGTCGGGACTTCGGCTGCAGCGGCACCGGCAGCACGAAGTCGGCTGTGCGTAATCCCATCAGAAGGGGATCTCATCAGAAACCTCCTGGCTTTTGCGCAGCCGCTGGCTGGGGCTGAGCACCTCCGGTTCTGGCTCGCGCTCAAACACCGGGGTCTCTTCTTCCTCGAGCACAAAGCCCTCGGTCTTCTCAAACACCGGGGTGTCTTCAGCGCTTTCGTAAGCGACGTGATCGAGCACCTGGACCTGCAGCAGCTCGAGGCTCATGCCCTTGCCAGTCGGGGTGTCCCATCCCCAGGGCTGAAAGGCAACGCGGATCTTGCTGCCGTTGCCGATCAGCTTGGTGGCGGGCCAAGGGTTGAGCTTGGCGTCGGTCACCACAGGGGGCGACTTCAGATCGCCGCGAGCCGTGGTCTCCTTGCGCTTGAAGTTGATGCGCATTTTCCCGGTTGGGATCTTGCGCCCTTGCTCGTCCCTGGTGGTGTCCTCACCAAAGGGCCAGGCATGGGGGCTGTACTTGACCTTGCCGCCGCCGTGCAGCTCAGCGAACTCGGCCTCGAGCTTCTCAATGAACTCGACGGTCGCGGGGTCGTTGGGGTCCAGCAGCAGGGAGACCGACCAAACCCGGGGGCCATCGGCATCAAAGGGCTCGGGTGCCTCGCCAAGGATCTTGGCCCAGGCCGACTCGCCTACAGGCGTAATAAGCGTTGCTCGTCGCGGCATCTGCTCGCTACGGGTGGAGTGCAGCGGAACCGTATCGGCCTAGGTGCAGATCTGCAACACACCTAGGTGTGTCTCAAGAGAAGCAGTGTGGGTTCTGTCCGATCTCGCCGGGGCACAGGTCGCCGACAATCGGCGGGGCCTTAAACCTAGAAACCCTTGCGGCCGAACGGATCTCTGCCGACATTTCCGTCAGCCAATCGGTTGCATACAGGGTCCGAAGCTGGTTGTGCAGGGACTGATGCAACCACCCTGCACGGCTCGGAATTGTCGCAAAGCAGTCGTGATTTGTTAGGACCGGAATCGATTGATCACTACAGATGGAGACGATTGCCTGGCAGTGGGCGGCGTCAAAGTGGTGGATCACGTTGGCCGTGATCGAGCGGTTGGTGATCCGTGCTGAGAGCTCGCCGTCGTCGGCCTGGTCGTTCCATGCCTGCCACCTGCGGCTGCCCTTGGTGAGGGTCTGAACGTTGGTGCGTGCATCCAGCTGGTGGGCCATCTGCATCGGCACCCCCATCGGGCTGGTCCACTGCATCGGGGCGCCCTTGGCCAGCACCCGCTTAGAGATGGCACGCAGCCAGGCCTGCAGCTCGAGGCAGCTCTTGAGCTCAGCACCCAGCAGCAGGCTGATCTTGCGGGCCAAGTAACGCGCCGGTGCCAGGTAGGCCTGCTCCCATTGCGAGACGTTCAGCCCGGCCTGCCGTTCCTCCAGGGCCTGCACCAGGCCATCGACGATGCCCAGGAACTGGGCCCCATAGATGGTGGTCATCACCGGCCCCTTGCACAGGCTGCGGTCAATGCCAAAGCCCAGCCACAGCTCAGCGTTGCGGACTTCTGTTGGCGTGCCGTTGCTCAGGTCCAGCTGCAGCAGGCGCTGCAACTCCTGGGCGATGTGGCTGTAGATGTCCTTGCGGATTGAGCCGTTGATGTTGGTCAGCCGTGCCAACCGGCGATCACGGGTCAGCGCCGCTGCAATCCCGATGCCACTACAGGTCTGGTCGAACCGGATCGGGACACTACATGTGGTGTTTGGATCGGCCACCTGCTGGGCAATAGCCCGGCACAGCTGCAGGAACTGCCAAGGATCTTTGGCATCACGCCACAGCTCCAGCCGATCCAGTGGCGCCTCGGCCACCGTGCACATCTGCTGCAGGTGTTCCTGCCCCCACCGCAGGCGCTCATGCCACGTGCGGCTGATGCCGTAGTGGGTGGCCGCGGCCTTGAGCAACCACTCGAACCCCTCAACTGAGCAGGTCTCGCCTGCGGCAAAGCCGATCGCCCCTTTTTCCCAGTCCGGGCCCTGGTGCGTGGCATAGCGGTTGCTGCTGTAGATGCGGCCGCGAAAGTCCAGGCAGTAGGCGAACCACACGAGCTGGCCGGCCACCTCCTCGCACTGCCGCAGTGTTTCCTCAATCCGGCCGCGCATCCGTGCGCCTTGGTTGCGGTCGTACTGGGCCGCGGCCCGCTGCTTCAGCCAACGCTTGTACTCCTCAGGGCCCAGCAGCTCCTGCGGGCGCGGCGGCTCGGTGAGGGGATCACGGGTCAGCGGGAACAGGCCGCGGATGTTGTGGTCCCAGGCGCAGCGCTGCAGCTGCACCATCTCCGGGTCGATGCGCAGCTCCTGCTGCTGCAGGGTGTTGACCACCTTGAGCAGCGGGGTCATCGCCTCAGGGGTCAGGTGGCTCAGGTCCAGGCCGGCCCGGCTGCGCACCAGGGGCTGGTCGTTGTCCAGGTGGCCACCGCCATTCATCCCCGTCCAGGGCCGCGGCGGCACGAGCATTGGCAAGCGGCGTGCAGGCAGGGGCCTTGGCGGGTTGGCCTTGATCACCGCCAGGGCCTCGTCGGTGGCGACCACCAACTTCTGGCGGCGGCCGTGCTTCAGGCTTGTCTCGAAGCGGATCAGGTCGCTGTTGGCTGCGATCACCTGCAGCAGCAGCCCTCCCACCTGGGTGCGCTCGGCCACCGTCCAGCCGCTGATGTCCAGGCGCAGCTGGTCCAGCACCTGCCGGGAGCTCAGGGCCTTGCTGCCCTTGCGCTTCTGGATCATGCGCAGCAGGCCGGGGCTGAGCTTCTCGATCCGGCCCGCCTTGAGCTCGTCCTGCAGGGCCGTGCCGATGGCGCCCGCCAGCTTCCGTTCCGTGGGCCGCTGGCTGATGTGATCCAACACGACACCGATTGCGATGGAAGTCAGAGCACGAGGGCCTCGATTCGTGACCATCAGCAGTAGCGGCCAGGCACTGAAGTACGGGCCCGGTTTGGATGGATTAGCGAGCAGCTCCTCCAGCAGCAGGCCCAGAGCAATCGTGACCCGCTCAGCGTTATCCGTAAAAAGGGCCGTTCCGTATTCGGTAACGCTCTCCCGGCCTATAGCTTGCAGCTTGGCTCGTTGATTGATTGCGTCCCATTTCGCCCGCTCGAGTTCCCTCGCTTCCCTCTGCTGCTGCAGTTTGTCCACCGGGGTGGACGCGGCGATTTTGGGTTTCAATCGGCAGACTTGGGTGCTTTCGGCACCAATTCCACCCCACCTGTGCAGAAGTGTCTAAGGCCTAGCTGCAGCCAAAGGAAACGAGTGCTCTGCAGGGGTGGAAGGTCGTCCAGCGGATTATGAGTCCGCTGCTGTCACCAGATAGCTAGACCCCCGCCCTGTGACCATAAGGCATCTCAAGGATTCAGGGGGTCTGCCGATAGGTCTGCATCAAGCATCTCTGCCGATCGATGCTGCAGTTTTCCGGCTCCGGTGGACGCGTCCGCTGTGACGCGCTCAGGGTGTGAACACAGGCAGCGGTGCCGGCGCCACCGACTCAGATCGAATCCCGCCAGGGGTGAACGGATCCATGCGCAGCACAGTCCCGTAATCACCCGAGGCATCAGGGACTGAACAGCCCTGTACAAAGCTGTTCTCTGGTGTGATCCAGGCGCCGTAGTTGTAGCCGCAGGCAGGAGCGGTCAGCTGGGCCAGCAAAAGCAGGTGGGTCATGAGTCCTTAGGGGCGTAGTTGAATCGCTGCGGATTGCTGGCGTCCTGCTTGTAGGCCAGCTCTTGGTACGGGCCACCTGCCGTGTACGGGATGGCGATGGCCTTGGCGTAGGCAGGTATGGGAATGGACCTCCCGTCCATTGGCCCTCCGCACAGTTCAACCAACAGCTTGGGGTTGTCCATTCAGGCCTCCAGCGCTGCAACGCAAGCCGACAGGGCATCTGTGTGCAGGTGCAGGTATCGCTGCACAGAAGCCAGGGAAGTCCATCCCCCGTAGGTCATCAGCTGGTGCAGCGGGATGCCCTTGCTGGCCAGCTTGCTGGCGCAGGTGTGGCGGGTGGTGTGGATGGACAGGGCACGGTCCTCAGCCAGGCCCAGGGCCCCCTTGGCCAGGTTGAACAGGTGCTGATAGCGGGTGTACTTGTACGGCCACAGGCGGTGGCCTGGAACCGCTGGCAGGTGGGGCTCGATGGCCTCGATCGCACGGCGGGTCAGCGGCACTGACCGGGGCTTGCCGTTCTTGGTGGCCCAGAAGGTGACCTTCCCCTTCACCAGGTCCACGTCTTGACCCTTGACCCGCTCGGCCTCGCCCCATCGGCAGGCGGTCTCGAGCAGGAACACCAGCAGGTCGGCCGCGGCGGGCTCCCCCACCTGCCGGAAGTAGTGGCAGAAACGATCGCGCTCCTCGTCGCTGATCACCCGGTCCTTGGTGTTCACCAGCTTCAGCTGCTGCGGCATCCGCGGCACCTCCTGCAGGTGACCGTGCAGGTGAGCGTCCGAGAGCATCGCCCTGATGGCTGAGACCTTGCGGTTGACGGTGCTGGGGCGGTTGCCCTTGGCCAGCAGCTTCTGCCGCCACTGATCCACCAGAGCAGCGGTGATCTCACTGATGGGGAAGTAGTCCCCGAAGTAATCCACGGCCTCGTGGCTGTAGATGGCCGCTGTGCGCTCGTAGGCGGTGCCTGCCCATCGGATGCGTAGGGATAACGCTCGAGCCTCTTTCAAGGTGAACGGCGGGGCCACAGCGGGCTTTGCATCGCGCTGCACCAGCAGCTCGAGCAGCTCACGCTTGCGCGCCAGCGCCTCGGATCGGCTTTTGCATTTGCCAGTACGGCGGACCCCATTGATGGTGACGTCAGCAATCCAGCTGCCGTCTGAGGCCTTGCGGACAGTGCCTGCCATTGGATTGTGGTGGTGGTGGTTGTTGTGGCGAGGGTTCAGAGCCCCTCGATCTGCCGCACCAGGGCCTTGCCCTTGGCGGTCAGGCGGATCACAAAACGGCGCCCTTCCTCTGGATCGCGCACGACCTCAAGCAAGGCGTGCCCGTCGTATCCCTTGCGGTGCGTCTCGCCCAAGGCGTGAACCGTCCGGGACACGGTGGAGTTGGACAGGTTCAGGGCCTCTTCCAACTCCCGATAGGTCGCCTGGCCGCGTTGAGCGACCACCAGGAAGACCTCCGCATGGTGGATCGGGAACGCCGTTGGACTGAGAACGGAGAAAGCAGCCAGAGCCCTCTCCAGCTGACGTAAATCCATGGGCCGTAGCGGCGGCGACTCCTAGGAGTGTGGCACCGGTGGAGAAAGACGCGATGGGTCTGGCCCAGCGTCTCAAGGTAGACAGAGAACCCAGTCCAGGAGCCGCGGCAAGGCAGTTCGACCGAAGCGATTAGGCAGACTGACACTGGCTTTTCTCGTCGCAGGTGGACATACCCACTACTAGGTTTGTAGGGGCTTTGTAGTGGTCAAAGTACGCGCTGATGAGCTCCTGACCTACAGCACTCAGCCGCAGTTGGAGGCCTCGGCGATGCGGGTGCGGCCGCACATCCAGCAGGGAATACGGGCTCTCCACCCAAGTCCCTTGGTGGTAGCGGGCTTTGCCCCGCAGTGAGGCAATCAGCCGGCTCACGGTTGCTGGTGGCAGAGAGTTGCCCTCGGCATCGCACATCGCCCGCTGCAAGTCAGGGATGTTGTCGATCCCTGCAGCAATCAGCAGCAGCGCTTCAGCTATCTCGATCGGCACCACTCGGTTCTTTTGTCTGAGAGCCCCAAGGAACTGGGCCACGTCGGCAGTGCTATTCACTTGCCCTCCCGTTCGTATTGAGACTGGATGTTCCGCACCTTGAGCAGGGCTGTGGTCGCCACCTCGAGGGCCTCAGCGGTATCAGCCCAGTCAGTGCAGCCCTCAGGGCAAGAGAACACCTGGATCTCCAGCAGGTCGGTCAACAGATGGGTCCGTGGCCTCAGCAGTGATGCCAGCAGGTCGGCCTCTTCTGCAGAGATGTCGAAGTTCAGCACGGCGCTGCACTGGTGGAGGGCTTTGCTTGTCAGTGTTGGCATGGCACGTCAAGAAAAGGAAGGGCAACGCGCAGGCGCTGCCCGTGATTCATCAGCTCCCCGGTGGCGATGCGGTCTCGAGCAGATAGGCGCACAGGTTGGAAACACTGCGGCCCTGATCGAGGGCAGTTGCCACCAGCCGTTCGGAAACGGCATGGCTGATGGTGATCGTGATGCGGCGGGGCGAACGCTTGGCGATCGCCACCCGATCACGGAGTGAGAGGTGGTCCATGGGATCTCTCGGGTGAAGCAGGGCAGAGCCCTGCAGGTGGCCCCTGCGCAGGCACGGGCCGCGGGCAGGGTTCACGGCCCAGGGAACTGGGTGAGGGTGCGGCGATCTGGCAGCTGCCTGTCAACGTTTGACGGCTGCGCAGGCATGGCGTGAGCAGCAGGCCGCGGCTGTTGTGGTGGCTGCGGTTGCTGCCATGCGAGGGCGGCCAGGGCCCAGATCGCTATGGCACCGGTGGCGATGTCAGCGGGCTTCATGGGTTGGTGGTGGTGGTTGTTGGTGGTGGCCTGTCAGGGCCGTCAGCTCTCGAGCTGTTTCATGGCCTGCCGCAGGGCTTCCCATGCCCGCCCTTTGATCTCCTCTGCCTCTGCGGCTGCTTTGTCTTTCAGCTCGTGGCAGCTCTCCATCAGGCGGCGGGCCTCGAGCGAAGCTGTTTGCCGCATGGCGATGGCATCGCAGCAGGCCTCAGCCCTCACCCGGGCAGCCTCCTCAACCATCTCCCGGGCTTTTTGCGGGAAGTAATCACAGCGCAGCTGATCAGCCAGCCAGGGCAGGGCATCGGCCAGCCAGGGGCCCAGGTAGCTGTCAGGCCCCAGGCAATCGGCCAGCTCTTTGATGGCTGCGAGCTCTTCGCTCTTCTCCCATTGGCGGGGCTTGGTGGTGGTTGTCATGGCTTGGTGGTGGTGGTTGTTGGGCAGGCGGTGAGGCCTGCAGAGGGCCCACCTGCGGCGCAGGCAGGAAGGGCCCAGTGCAGACGTCAGCCTTCTTCGATCACGTCAGGGCCACAGATCGCGTTGGCCGCCTTGGTGGCATCGCTCAGCACCTTGAACAGCACCTTGGGCCCTTCCTTGAGCACCCCGGCCCAGTTGCCCAGGTAGGCGGCGTGGTTCTCAGTGCAGCTGCTGATCTCCAGCCGGTTACAGATCAGGAAGGCGGCGAGCTCTGCCACCAGTTCTTCCCTGGCGTAGTCAGCAGAGCCGAACCCTGAGCCCAGCTTGCGGCCCAGCCGGCTGCTGTGGCCGGTGCTGTGGGCCTGCTCATGGGCCCAGGTGGCATAGAGCCCCTCAGCGGTTGAGAACTGGGCCCGGGTGGGCATGGTGATTTGATCAGCGGCTGAGCTGTAGAAAGCCCGATCACCGGCCCAGGTGGTGGGCACCGGCCAGGCACCAAGCACAGCTTCAGCACCGGCCAGGCGCTCAGGCTCAGGCTTCACCACCACAGCGCCCAGGGCCGCGGCGATGCGGGCCTCGAGGGCCTGTTGAGCCTCAGGGGTGCCGCCCACCAAGTCGGCGACGTTAAAGACGCAAACCGGCTTGAACGAAACCCAGGCGCTGATCAGGGGCTGGCCATCAGGGCCCAGCACCGGCCGCCCGTTCTCGTCTTCCTGCTCTCTTTTGTTGAGCTGTGGCCTCAGCACGTAACAGCCCTTAGAGCCCTTCCGCGGGTGCCAGCCCTCAGCCTTGGCTTGAGCACCCCCCAGCCACAACGGCAGGGAGAACCCACGGCAGGCGGCCCACATCTCAAGCACTGCAGGGTTGCTGCCCCGGTACGGCTGGCCGGTGATCAGGTTCCGGTGCTGGCCCTGAGGGCCCGTCTGTGCCCAGTCACGACGCCAGGGGTTGACGCCCTTCTCCAGGAGCTCAACCAAGGCTGTGCACAGCTTCTCTTCAGCTGTGGGCCCGTCGTACGTCTTCCGGGCCTTGCTGCTGCCCTTGCGGGCCTTGGTGGTGGTGGTGGCCATGGCTGGCGGTGGTGGTTGTTGTTGTTGGCAGCTGTGAGGGCTGCAGAGAAGGCCCGCAGGCCCTCAGTGCAGCCGTCAGGCCCAGCGGTACGGCCGCCAGCCCAGCAGCCGGCAGACGCGGGCCCAGGAACCGTCTGTGATCCAGTCCGGCCGGTGGACGCTGATGGTTCCGCCGATGGCCTCCTCATCCCCCTCGGGCCCGTACTCATCAGCCAGGAACCGCCAGCCATCGCAAGGGCTGATCAGATCGTCGTGGCTGGCCTCAAACGTCAGCCACCGCGGCAGGGTGCTGCCATCGCCCTCCGGCCGGTAGTAGTTGCCAAATAGATCAGCCAGATCCCTCAGATCCCAGCAGCTGTCTGCGTACTCATCAGACAAACAGCCCCAGCTGGTCAGCCAGCCACGCTCAGCAGCGTCGCCAGCTTCACAGCTCTCGGCCGTGATCACGTCAGCCGTCAGCCGGAACCGGCCGAACTCCTCAGTGCTGCGCAGGATTGTCATAGCCCTAGTGGCAGGTGGTGGTGGTTGTTGGCCTGCTCTGCACCTGTGGCGAGCAGTGCACACGTCCTAGCACGTTCTCTCCATGGGTGGAGGTTGAACGGGTGGGGCGCGACGCCCAGCCTGTAGCAATTCTTTACAAAGGAAAGCAGCCCGCTCACAGCTGCAGCACCCCCGCCGCCACCTGCCGCAGGCCTGCCACACATCCCCAGCACCTGACGCCAGCACCGCATCAGGTGGCATCAGCTGGCATCAGCCCTTGCAACGGATGGACAGTCCGCAAAACGTTCAGTGCCTGCCTGGCTTTTGCCTGCTCAGGTGCGCAGCAGCTGCACCTAGCGGGCACCCCACCACTGCAGGCGGCCCCAGGAGGCCCTAGGAGGCCCCTCCCTCGACTGTTTTGCACAGACCCCCCGGCAGGCCCCCCGAAGCCCCTCAGAGACGCAAGAGGGGGCCACGGGGGGCTGACGGACGCGCGCAGTGGAGACACGCCATCACATCGCGCGACCCAAAACCGGGAAATAGGTCGCCATCACATCGCGCGACCCAAAAACGGGAAAGGGGGGTGAGGGCAGGTGGTGGCGGATGGGGGTGTGGGTAGGTGCGGGTTTGTCGCAGGTGCGGGGTGGTGTTCCTGGATTTCAGGTTTCCACCAGTAGAGAAATCAGAGGGAGTGTTGAGGGGCAGTTGGGCGAGAGGGGAAGCTCTCCACCTGTGTTGCTTTAGGGTTAATCTGAGCTTGTCCAGACCGATTGCCCCTACTGGGTCGGATCCAGAAGGGGCAATGGATACCTAGGGAGTGACTCCTAGGTGTCAGGTCCGTCAGCAGCCTCTGTACTGACTGCATGAAGCCTAGAGAAGACGGTGACGAGAATTTCGTGATGGTCCACCAGCGCGATCTCGATTCGACCATTGCCCTGTTGGGTGAACGGAAGCTGGAGCTGCGGGATGCAGCGGTGTTCCTGGTGCTTTTGAACTACGTCAACTGGCGCAGCGGGAGAGCCCATGTGACGACCAGCTACATCGCTGAGCGGTTGCAGGTGAAGCTGCCGGTAGCGGTGAGTGCGATCACCCGCTTGCGGAAGGAGAACCTGGTGCGGCGTGTAGCGGATCGCAGAACCGGGGAGACGTACTTCTTGATCAACCCATTCCTGGCATCGGTTGGTGGTCCTAAACGCCGCGGCCATTTGTGGCAGCAATTTGAGGACTCACTGGAATGACAACAGGGAGCTGGGTAGTCTTCTGTTATCTGCTCTCCACCCATGTACCTGACGAATGACGAGCGGATCCGTCTTGGCTTACAGCAGTACGGCTCTGATGTTCCAGCGGATGTGGTCGAAGCAGCTGAAGCTGCGTTGGCATCGCCTTGTGGAGGTGCTTGTCCTGCCCCAACGAAGGCGACCACAAAGACCCGTGCTCGGACGAAGAGCGGTCAATTTGAAGGCGATGATCCTGACACTGCTGCCGTGAACGAGGCATACGTTGAGGGCTAAGGTTGTGGTGCTCACCCGGGTGGTGCCGGGAAGCACACCGCCAGGACTTGCTTCTGGTGGTGGTTGTTGGGAGAGCCCTTCTGCGTCTTCGGATGTGGGAGGGCTCTCTTGATGAATTGGGAGCCATTACCACCTGAGCTATGGCCCTTCCCGCACTTCCTTTGTTACCTGCTGCGGGAACTCAACCTGGCTGATACACCAACGCTGCGGCAGCTGGAGGTGGCGGAATGGTTGGAGAACGGTCCTGATCGCTCGATCACAACCGCTTACCGCGGATTGGGGAAAAGTTTTGAATCCGGTGGCTATGCCCTGTGGCGGCTGCGCCATGACCCATTCACCGAAAAGATCCTGATCCCTGCTGCTACGGCAGAGAAAGCGGAGGAGGTGGCGACGTTCATGGCCCGGTGCATCCGGGATGTGGACATTCTTCGGTGCCTTGAACCCAGGCCGGATGGGCGCTCATCGATCAAGGCATTTGATGTGGGCCCTGCGGTGATCGACCAGAGCCCGAGTGTCCGCACTGTGGGAATCCTGTCGCCGTCTCTCACCGGTAAGCGCTGCACGCTGGCGCTGCCGGACGACATTGAGACGCTGAACAACTCGATCACACCGCTGAAGCAGGAACGCCTGGCCCAGGCGGTGACGGAGCTCGAGGCAATCATCAAGCCGGATGACCCGGGCTTTGACCCCAACGCACCTAGGGACTACACGCAGGCGGGCCTACGCCAGGTGTTCCCAAGACAGATCCGGTATCTGGGAACTCCGCACCTTGAGAGCTCGCTGTACCTACGCCTGGTGCGGGAGAGGAACTACTCGATCCGGTTCTGGCCGGCTCGATTCCCCAACCCTACGGATGCGGATGAGTGGGATTGCTACGAGGGGAGCCTGGCGCCTGCGATCGCCGCGGCCGTGGAGGAGAACACGGCCCTGGCGGGGGAACCAACAGACCCTGAGCGCTTTGGGCACCACGAGCTGCTGAAGCGCGAAACCCGCATGACACGGGCTGCGGTCCAGCTGCAGTACCAGCTGAACTGCCGTTTGAGCACCTTGGATCGTTACCCGATCCGCCTGGGTGACCTGATGGTGATGGACCTCGATGGCAAGGCCCTGCCGGAGGTGGTGGTGTGGGCCGCCAGCAATGAGCAGCGCATCCAGGATCTGCTGTGCGTTGGCCTTGGGGCCGATCGCTATTACCACCGTCCGGCAATGGTGAATGGCTGGGTGCCGCAGGAGGAGACCTGGCGGTGCGTGCTGGCGATTGACCCCTCAGGCCGCGGCAGTGATGAGCTGGCCTGGGCGGTGATCGCTGAGCTGAACGGCAACTTTTTCCTGCTGGAGAGCGGGGGCACCACCCGCGGCTACGAGCCTGAGGTGCTGCAGCTGCTGGCGACCAAGGCCAAACGCTGGCAGGTGAACTACTGCGTGGCTGAAAGCAACATGGGCGATGGCATGTTCACGGCCCTGCTCTCACCGGTGATGTCGAAGGTGCATCCGGTGTCGATTGAGGAGGTGCGCGTCAGCCAGCAGAAAGAACGCCGGATCGTGGACACCCTGGCGCCGCTGGTGCAGCAGCACCGTCTGGTGATCAGCAGCGAGCTGATCCGCCGGGATTATCACGATGCTGAGCGGGATCCTGAGACGGGGCACCAGCGCTCGCTGATGTACCAGATGAGCCGGATCACGGTTGAGCGTGGGGCACTGACCTTCGATGACCGCATTGATGCGTTGGCCCTGGGGGTCAAGTTCTTCACCGATGCCGCGGCCCAGGACCAGGAGAAGGCCAAGCGCGAGCGTCAGGACGAGATGGACGAAGTGATGCGTCAGGCCTGGTTCGATGAAACCGGCTCAAGCATTGATGCCTTGGCCATGGGGTGGAAGCCGCAGGCCAAGGTCAAGGCGTATGGCGGTGTCAGGCGGTAGCGGCGTCGTCTGAGCGGACGATCGGCACCACGTTGCCTTTCTCCTTCAAAGCGGAGAAGTCGAGCTTGCTGGCCATCTTGGACCTGAGCTTGGCGGTGTCACTTTCAGCCAGGTTGGCGGTGATGCTGTTCTGCTTCAGCAGCTGCAGGGCAACGCGCAGATCGTCGTTGCTGGTGGGCTTGAGGTTGCCCTCATCGTCGTAGCCGCCCTGGTCAACGCGCTCACGCACGGCCCTCACGACCGATGCGTGCAGTTCTTCAAGTTCCTTTGCGAGGTCTGCCACGGTTACATGGGTGGAGAGCTTTCGCTTCCATGATCCAGGAAGTCCAGTTCACTGACGAGCGTTGGCTCGAGTTCTGGCAGAACTACAAGGCTCTTGAGCACCAGAAACAGGCGGTGATCAAGCTCGGCCGCCACATCAAAGAGGTGGATCCGTGCCTCCTTACGGAGTCAGCGGACTGGGCCCATGACTTCAAAAGGGGCATCCAACTGCAGCAACAAGCTGCATTGGTCCGCAATCCGCTGAACGTGAAGTGGCAGAGCCAGCTGGATAACAAGAGCGGCAGGGGCTACCGGGAGTGCTTCAGCAGCTCCTGCGCGATGTTGGCGATGTACTGGGGCAAGGTGCCCAACGACGACGCCTACAACGCCATCCGGCAGAAGCATGGCGACAGCACATCAGCCCAAGCGCAACTGGCTGCCTTGCGGTCCCTGGGCCTGAAGGCTGACTTCTTCACCAACGGCACTCCGAAGGCCCTGGAAGCGGAGATCGATGCTGGCCGGCCTGTAGCTGTTGGCTGGCTCCACAAGGGCTCTGCAAGCGCTCCTACGGGCGATGGGCATTGGTCTGTGGTGATCGGCTACACGGACGCCGCCTGGATCCAGAACGACCCCAATGGCGAAGCCCTCCTGGTGGGCGGGGGCTACACCGCCAACACCAAAGGAGCCGGCATCGTCTACAGCCGCAAGAACTGGAATCCCCGCTGGATGGTCAATGGCACCGGCGGTTGGTATCTCACCTGCCGGCCATGAAGCGCGAAACCCTCCATCTGCCCAAGGGCATGTCCGTTGAAACCGGCCGGGATTCCAATGGCCGCTATTTCGTCGCCTATGCGCGTAACGCCAGTGTCTTTCTGCGCTCTGCGCAAGAGGTGCGGCGCTTCCTCAAGCTGCCCGCAAGCACCCCCTCCAGGGCATCACTCGACAGCTGGTTCGAGTCACTGGCCGCTGGTGACGACCCTGCCGAGCTCAGCCCTGACCCCGCTTAGGTTTGCGCCCATGGCTTGGCTTGCTGCCGCGGCCATTGCCCTGCCGGGTCTTCTTGTGGACCGGTTCCCGGTGGATCTGCTGCTGGTTGGCCTTTGGCTTACTCATCAGTCGGTTGGCGCTTACGAGTGGCTTCCCAGGCCTCGCCCAGGTTTTCTGCTGCTTCCTTGGCAAACCACCGGGCGATAGCCGTCTGCTGGTGCCAAAGCGTGTTGAGCAGCAATGCGGTGTTCAGCAGCCCCTGGTGATCACCCAGCTCGTACAGCTCGAGCAGTGTTCGTTTCGTCGCTTCCTGCCGAAAGTCCAGCTCTTGGCCAACGACGAAGGGCTGCATGGCCTCACCTCTTGGCCAATGGCCCAACGATCCCTGCGAGGATCTCGACCGCCCGATACAGCTTCACCACCACGCGCTGGGCTGTATCGAGGGCCGCGTCGTCCTTGGGAGTCGGCGTGAGGTTGACGATCACAAGCGCCAAGCCGTGCAGCGCTATCGCCAAGGCGACGTACTGAGCGAATTGATCCATTGCGCAGGGATCACTGCCCCGACGCTACACACGTGGAGAGCTCTGTCAAATCGAGGGTGGCTTCTCCAGATTCCGAAGCCGCATCTCGTGATCGCGGATGTCGTCCTCCAGGATCTTGATGTCCTTCTGCAGTTCAGACCGCAGCATCTGGATCTCGTGCAGGATTGAGTCCATCCCCTTCTTCATCCCGCCATGCTCAACGGCAATTCGCCATAGAGCACCAACGGCTGCAACACCGATGACAGAAGCGACTTCAACCACGGTGCGCGGGACTCTTGATCCAAGCTATCGAGTCACCGACTCATTTCCCAGCCTTGCCAAGCTCCTGAATCAGGTATTGGCGTAAAGCTCGGTCAGAGGGTGTCTGATCTGCTTTCAGGTCAATCTCCAAGATCCGCAGCTTGATCTGCTTGGCGTAGAGCTCGTCCAGTTGCGCCTTGACCTCAGCCGCCTTGGCGTAGCGCGACTCGATTGCCACCGTGGTGCCAACAATGGCTGTGACCAGCGCAAGGCTGGCACCAACGATCGACAGATGGCGTTCCATCAGGCGGCAGCAGCCCAGGGCAAACCAGCTGCTTTTGACGGGCTGCGCTGTTCATCCAGCTGCCCCTGGAGGGCGGTCAAGATGGATTGCACTTGCTCCTCGCCAAGAGCGTCTTTGACCCATTGCACTACCTGATCCTCTTGTAGGTCGGCAAATGGGATAAGGGTCTCAGGGCGCTCAAAGCCGATAGAGCCATACGCACCCGAGCGATAAACCTGGTCGTCTGACACGGCATCCACTTGATAGTGCGCCACGTAGACGTAGCCATCGCTGGTTTCGCGTTCCAGGTTGCTGATCTTCCAAGTGAAAGTGGTGGCCATTGGTAATTGGGAAGAATGGTTTGCCACCTGTTAAAGGCCGGTGGCCCGCCTAGTGAAGGTGTCTACAACGCTTAGCCAAACTTGATCGCGCCATCCGACATCTGGATCTTGGCGTTACCGCTGATCTTGATGCTGCCGCCTTCCTTGGTTTCGACGGTGACGCCTTCAACCTGTTCAGCGACGTGCTTGACCAGCTCGGTCACGTCTTCGTTGTTGTCCTGGGCGCTGATCTCGTAGTGGGTCATGGTGGTGTGGCGAGGGTGGGAAGAGAGTAGGACTACGCGCCCTTAAGAGCTGCTACTTCAGCCTCCAAGGTTTCGATGCGAACCTGCGCCTCTTGGAGAGCCTTGATTGCCATCCACATCATCTGCTGCTCTTTGACCGCCATCCGCACAACTTCTGCTTTTGCTGGCTCGATCTCGTTGCCTTCGTCGTCCAGCTTGGCGGGCTCAGCTTTTTGCTTGACCCATTCGGAGATGACTTCTGGGCAATAGTCGGCAACCTGCTGGGCGATGACGCCATAACGAAGATTATCCGTATCGGCATCTTCGTTGTAGTGGAACTTTTTGAGTTCCCAGTGCTTGAGGCAGTCCCAGGTGCTGTCAAGATTTATGATGTTCTTCTTTTCGCGCTCATCGCAAAGATTAACATTGTTGGACTGGTAATTAGCTATGCCACCATTTGCATAAATTTGCGCCCTTAAAGTGCTGCCTCCCTGGCAATATAAGAAATAATTACTCGTGTTATTGCTATCCGTATTGTGAAAAATCCAGGGTCCATAAGGATTAGCGCCTGTATTCTGAAAGATAACTGTATTAGTACTGGCGGAAGAAATAAACTCATGATTTAGTCCTGTACCCGCATAATAAGAGCCAGTGGCAGTAGCCTTAAAATATCCCGCTGATGTAATGCGAACGCGCTCCGCCAGAGCAGCTACTCCCGCTTGCTTGGTCCAAAAAGTGAGTCTTGTGGGAACGTCTCCCGTCGCTACTGTCCCGTCACAGGACGCAATCATGTAGGCGCCAGTTCTAAAATTGGTGCCGTCATTTCCTACGAAGTTAAGTATTGCGAGATCATCGCCAGAAGCCACTGCGCCATTTACGCCAACAGTGGCATTTTTGGAGCTGCCAAGGCTCAACGTTGAGGGATACCCAGCAGCAGAATAATTTAGCTGGGTTAGGCCATTGCCATATCCAGCAGCATTGCCAATTACTTGTAGCGGAGATTGATACGCAACACCACCAACGTATACATTGCTGATGCTCGAAGACGTGCCGACTAAAAATTGTCCGTTCGCTGTAATGCGAGCCGCTTCACCGCCACCAATTAACCAACGGTGCGCGTTACCATTTAACGAATAAGTGGCATCGTAAGTAACGCCAGAAGATTCTTGCGTGATACGAAGGCGACGATTGTTGCCTGAACTGTTTTCAAAAATCTGTAAGCCAACGCCTTGACTCCCGTTGATGTCTAAAGCATAGCTAGGCGAAGTAGTGCCAATCCCTACTCTCCGTGACGCATCAATAGCAAGAGCTGAAGTTCCGTCTACTTGTAACTGTATGCCGTGAACACTTCCTGCAGCCGCAACAGCGTTAATTGCTAATTTTCCAGTTGTAAGCGCATCTTGTTGAATTGTTGCATAGTATCCAGAAGAACCAGAGCCTCCACCTAGGCGAACAGTACCGACAAATTGACTTGAAGAATCAACAACATGAAGTGTGTTGCTAGGGCTAGAAGTCCCCAGACCTAAGCGGCCACTGGAGTCAATAACGAGGCTGTTAACAGGTGCGCTGCCGTTGAAGCTGACGGCTTGAGTGGAGCCTGCGGTGCCTGCACCGACGAAGTTCAGGGTGCCGGTGCTGGTGAGGCGGAGTCGCTCGGCAGTATTCGTAAAGAAACGAGTTGGTCCGTTCGAGTTATTGTTGATGTAAAAATCTGTTCCGTAATGGCCGATGATTCCAAAATTAGTAGTACTTCCATTGGTACGCACATAAAGAGCGGAACCTGTCGTTCCATTTACGTCTAACGCATTGCCAAAGTTGTTTGTATCACTAGGGCTAGCGGTGCCAATGCCAACAAGCCCTTCAGTTGTTATAGCCATCCTTTCGGCTTGTGCGCCGCTGGAGTTTGCTCCCTGCGTAAAAAAGCGCATCCCTGCATAGTTACCACCGCTTCGACATGCTCTAATTTGAGCATCCGGGGCACTGAAATTAATTACACCGCCGTTGACGGCATACGAAGAAACACTGCCGCGAAATACACCGCCTCCGCTGGTATTGACTCCAAAGCTATCAACCAATAATTGCTGCGCTCCGGCAGTGGTAACTGCAACCTGATCTGCACCGGGGGAGTAGATGCCGGTGTTGGTATCGCCAGTAAAGGCAATGCTGGGAGTAGCAGCAGCACCAGCGGCGGCGCTGAAAATGCCGGTTGTAGTAACTGTCTGGCTGCCAAAGTCCGGGCTGATCTTGGTGCCAGCAATGCCGGCAGATGCGTTGATGTCGGCGTTGATCAGGGTGCCGTCAGCAACCATCGTGCTGGTGACAGTGCCGGTATCGCCAACAGTGACGACGTTGTTGCCGCCCTTGGTCAGCGCACCAGCAACGGCAACGCTGCCCGAGCTGTCAATCGTCAGCCGTGCGGTGCCGCCTGTGATCAGAGCCAGCTCATCGGCCCCTGGGCGGCCAATACCAGTGTTGGGATCTCCGTCAAAGGCATAGCCAGGAGTTGCAGCAGAAGTGCTGTCATCAGCCTTGATCTGCCCAGTGAGCGTCCCGCCGGTCAGCTTCAAATAGCGGGAGTCGGAGTTGTTGGCGTAGTAGTTCAGCCAGTTCCAAGTGGTGCCAGCGGTCGTGTAGCGCAGTCGCACCGACAGGCCTGAGTCGCCCACAAAGCCAGCAGGCATCCCGGCCAGCGGGGTAAAGCTCTCCAAGCCAGTGGAGTCCTGCACCTCGATGTAGGTGTCGTTGGCAGGGCTCGCAGGAATGGCCGCAACGTTGGCCTTCAGCTGGTAGTTGATCGAGTTGGAGACCGCTGCAATCGCCTGATTGGCCTTGTTGTCGGCGGCGTTGGCGGTCGTAACCGCATTGCTGGCGTTGGTGCTGGCCGTGTTGGCCGTCGTCACCGCAGCGCTGGCATTGGTGCTCGCTGTGTTGGCAGTGCTTACAGCGTTGCTGGCGTTAGTGCTGGCGGTATTGGCCGTTGTGACCGCAGCCGAGGCATTGCTGCTGGCGGTATTGGCCGTAGAAACAGCAGCTGATGCGTTCGTGGCAGCAGTGTTGGCCGTGCTCAGCGCGGTGGCAGCAGTTGCAGCAGCAGCGTTCGCAGTGGTGACAGCGTTGCTGGCATTGGTGCTGGCCGTGTTGGCGGTTGAGCTGGCGGCATTGGCCGTGCTGACAGCCGCAGAAGCGTTGCTGGCAGCCGTGTTGGCAGTGCTGACAGCTGCAGAGGCGTTGGTGCTGGCTGTGTTGGCCGTGGAAACGGCCGCGTTGGCATTGGTGAGCGCCGTGTTGGAGGTGCTCAGCGCTGTGTTGGCTGTGCTGGTGGCTGTATTCGCAGCAGTCGTGGCGGCGTTGGCGGCCGTCTGCGCAGCAATGGATTGGGTAATCCCTGCGTCGTTGCGGTCCTGCTGCTCCTGGACGACGTACAGGTTCTGCAGGTCAGCGGTGTTGAGGTCGTTGGAGACCAGGTTGGAGCCATCAGTCCATGGCACCAGCTGAGAGCTGTCTGGCGTGTCCCGCAGAACCGTGAGCGTCACACCGTTGGCAGGAGCCACGGTGGTTTGCACCTGTGTACCGCTTGTCCAGGTGTAGTCGGTGCCCTCCACCAGCAGGCTGGTGTAGGTGCCGTCAAGGATGTTGAAGCCTGTGTAGACCTTGACGTGGGCCTTCAGCAGGTATGGGAACGGGACAGAAAAGTTCTTGTTGGAACCATTGCCCGCGTAGCTGGCATACGAGAAGGCCACCGACTGCTCTGCACCTGTGCAGTCTTACCTTATCGGCCTCATCACTGACGACCAAGGCCTAGCGGGCTGGCCTCAAGGCGAGCGCGAACATTGCCTTGCAAGGCTCGCAAGTTGCCAAGCGCCATTTCCTGAAACTCAGGATGCTGGCGGACCATCTCCTGCAGCCCGAGCTTGTCGTAGTAGGTGACGATTGCATCGAACACCTTGTAGACACCGCGAGGGTCATTGACTCGATCCCTGCGTTCGCTCAAAGGCTTGTTGGGTTGAGTTACAAGGCTGGGGCCACCAGGGCTATTGAGCTCCAGGTTGTACTCAGGGTCTTGCCGCAACTTGTCCAGGGCCTCCTTGAGGGTCTTGCCCTGCACGTAGCTATCGACGTTGAACACGGCTGTGCCCACGTTGATGGTGGCGTTGCCAGCTCCAAGAACGGCAGCGGCAGGCATCGTCCCAGGGATGGTGCGCATGGCTTCCCGGTAGGTGGCCTCCTGCGGCTTGGTCATGTGGGTGGGCACCGGCAGGCCTTCTGAAACCGTTCCTTCCGGGCGCGGCTTCATGCCCAGCCCGTGTTGTGCCAACCACTGGCGCAGCGGGTTGTTGGGAACAATGACTGGCATGAACGGGATGGTCTCGTCAACAGACAACCCGAGCGGGCGCTCAATCCGATCGCCCAGCCAGTCCTTGTCTTCTCTCTGGGGTGGGACAAGCTGGCCCAGGATCGGGTAGTCCTTAAAGATCCGGCTGGCGATGTTGTTGACGATCTCCCAGTTGGGATCTTGTTTGAGGGCCTGATACTCAGCAGGGGTGAGCTCGCGGCGCTTGGAGACCGCCTCATTGGGGTCGTTGAATCCTCTGGATGCAGAGGTGAACAAGCCAGACAGAGGCAGGATGCCGTTCATCTGCTTAGCCAGCTCAGTGGCCCAATCCACATCGCCACCACGGCCAGCCCTGAAGACGGCGTTCAACAGAGACGTCACCCCAGTCAGCGAGGACTTGTTCATCACCGTTCTGGCATAGGCATGAACAAAGCCCTCCATGTGCGTGGTGAAGCTGTTGTTGTCTATTCGGCCCTCATGGCGAGCACGCAGCGTGTCTGCCTGCAAACCCATCAGGTCGATCAAATCAATGGAGGAGCCTGACAGCTTGGCCAGCCCCTGAGCGCCGCCAAATGCAACTGAGAAGGAATAGGGCTTGAAGTCCGGCCCAAGGCGGTCTCTGTCTTCTTGTTTGGTCGGGCCTCCGTCGCTAAAGATCCCAGCCTCCCAAAGCAACTGTGTAGTGCTGGCGATTGCCAGTGATGTCAAGAACGACGCACGGCTCTTGGCCAGGAGGTCGGCATCAACTGCGCCCCCTTCCCAAAACTTGCCAAAAGAGTCGTCACCAGGCCTTGCCCAGCCGCCATCGGCAAAAGCGTTTTTGGCCTCGATGTAGAGCTGCTTCGGGATCTGGACGTACATGTCATGGCCAAAGAGCCATTTGATGCCGTTGGCAGGAACCCGCCAGACAGGGATCACCCAGCCCGCCAGCGGATTGCTGCGCATCAGCTGCACGCCCTGGGTGAAGCGGTCGTCCAGGGCCTGGGTGAAGGTGACCTGGTTGCCCCTCTCAACGCCCAGTTTGCCGAGCTCGTCAGCAGCGTTCGGGGTGCCATGCAGGTTGTTGAACATGAGAAGCCGCAGCTCCTCGTTGTCCATGTCCCCAGCTGTGGCACCCAGCTCCCGAAGACGGAGCTTGGCTAGCTCGTCATCGGTCATCAGGCCGCTGAACACAGCTTTTTCGGCCAGCTCATCGGCCCGTTGGCGGATCCAGTTGCGGTCTACGCGCCGGCCGTTTTGCTCAACAACGCCTTCGGCTTCCTTGGAAGCACGCAACCACGCCTCATGGTTGACCTTCCAGTCGAAGCTCATCTTTCTGATCACTTCGTCCCCACCGTTCAGCAGGCGGAAGGACGGCGTGTAGCCAGCAGTGGTGCCGGTCAACTGCTCGACGCCAGCACCCAGCAGCTTGCGGAAGCTCAGGTTGAGCAGGTTCAGGAACGTCACCGACGTCCCGATCAAGGGAGTCTTGAGGTGATAGCTGGGCGTCGTGAACAGCTCCCAGGCATCGTTGAGGTCACGGTTCACCGTGGCCTTGGTCTGCTCGAGGATGTCATCCGACAGCTCGGCGTAGTTGTTGACGTCAAAGGTCTTCTTGCCATAGGCAAAGTTGTCCCAGGCGTTAAGCCAGGCTGTGTTCATGCCTTGCTGGACAGAGCGGAACGCATGACCCATGGCGCCAAGCTCTGACTTGAGCCCGTACTTCAGAGCGCCCTCGGCAATGTCCTCCAGGCCATAGGCTCCGCTGACAAGCATGGAAGTCGGGTTACGAACCAGCCATGTCGCAGCACCGCTGAACAGGTTGTCTTTGCGGTAGGTGTTCAAGACCCTTACTTGGGTCATGAAGTTGGGCTCGTTGAGCGATCTGCCTGCCAGTTCGTCGAGCCTCTTGGCCGTTGCTAGGCGCTTGAGTTTTGTGGGGTCGCCTGATGCAATGGCATCTTCTACTTGAGCCAAAAGGCTGCCAGCCTTGATCTCGTCAAGAGTCAGGAGATTGACGTCCTTGTCGAACTTCATAAAGATGTTTTCGTTCGCCCAGTCCCCAAACTGACGGGTGCGCAGCGCTTGGCCGATCTTGCGCGACACCTGGTTGTCGAACTGCTCAAACGCGTGGGCCCACTGGGCAACATTTGCCAGATTTGTCTTGGCTGTGTCGTCCAAAGCCCCGAGCTTCATCAGCTCTGACGCCTCATCCAGCGCATCCGCATAGGTGCGGACAGCATCCATCTTCACCCGGTTCACGATGTAGGCATTGACCGGCAACTGATCGATGCCAGCCAGCTTGCGCTTCATGGCATCAAACAAGGCTCCGGGCTCGGCACCGTAAGCCATGGCCACCACACGGAACTGAGCATCGGCCACACCTTCTGTGTAAGGCCTGCGCAGCTCTACGCCCTTTTCGCTGGCATTGCGCTTGAGGGCAAGAACCTCCAGCAGCTTGCCTAGGTTCTCTTCGCCAAAGGGCAGCTGCGCATAGTTGATGTGCAGCCCTTTGCTGCCGATAGGACGAGCTTGTTGTTCAAAGCCTGCGCGCATGGCTTGGCCGATAGCCTCCTCGTCCATGGCCATGGCATCGCGCTCAACCTGATTCCAGAAACGCTGGGGGTTGATCTCGAGCTTGTCGCCCGAAAGCATCCTGAATCGGATCGGCTTGGGCTCTGGCTGATTAGCGACAGCCTGGTTCAATTCACCAGCCAGTCGCCGTTGCACGGCTTCATTGGCGGCTTTCTGCTCGCGCAGAGCTTGCAGCTGCTTTTCGAGATCAAAACACTCAGCCATTGCAGCTGCCCTCCGCAATCTTGCGCTCAAGTTTTGCAATCTCATTGTCCAGCTCTTTGGCCTGCATCGCAGCCCTCTGCTGTTGGACTTTCAGCTGCCGTGCCTTTGCCTTGCCTGGCGCAGCTTCTGCTGCCTGCTGGCGCTTGCTAACCGGTGTTGCAGCAGGTGTTTCTGCGGCGCTGGCAGGTTCACGCTTGACCGTGCCTTCCGGCGTCCATTGGTAGACGTTGGGCTTTCTGGGTGGTGTCGGCGTCAGTTCAGGATTGAACTGCGGGGTCACAGCTCTAACGCGATCCACAGCGCCGCCAAACTCACTGCGCTGAAGGGCATAAAAGCCTTCACCCAGGATGCCCAGCTTCTTCTTCTCCTCCCAGGTCATCGTGTCCCAGCCGCGATCAGCCAGCCAGGCTTGGCGCTGAACCCGTTGGGCCTCAGCATCCATCACCTGGTACTCGTACCGCAGGCGCATCTCGTCAATCAATGCGTCCGCGTTTTTCTCGCCTGCTTTGTAGATGGGCAGCTGGTCATTCAAAAACTGCATAGGCAGCTGACCGGTCTCGTCCGCCAGCAGGTCGTCAATGAACTGTCCCTGCTGGAAGAACTCCGGTCCCTCAGGCCGTTTGGGCACCGGCGTGACAGGCGCTTGAACCTCGCCGTTGTCGATGGCCCGCTGCAGAATTTCCCGCTTCAGCCGGTTGCGTGTCTCTGCATCAATGCCACGGGCCTGGTAGTCCACCATCGGCACCAGAACCTCGTTGCCATCGGCATCGAGCATCCGGCTCATGCCTGGCACATCCAAGTTGGCCGGCACGTCCAGCAAAGGGGCATCACCACCGGCTGGGTTGGTGGTCAGCCGCAGGGCGCCTTGCTCGACAGCTGGTGGCTCAGGGGGCAGATAGCTGCCACGGCGCTCGCTGATCTCGACAAGGGCATCAATGATGTCCTGCTTCTTGGCGTTCCAAACCCTGCGGCCAGTGCGGGCCTTGAGCAGGGCTGCCACTTGCGGGCTGGAGTCCGGCATGGCCAGCCGGCGCAGTTGGTCACGGTTCCAACCCTGTAAGGCGTTCCGGTAGTCGTCAGGAGTCCGGTAGCCGTATTCGCTTGCAGTGCGAGCCAGCTCTTGGAACGGCGGCAGCTGGATCTCGTCCGAAAGATTCAGGCCCAGCTGCTGTGGCAGCACCATCTCGAGCTGATCGCCCACCAGGGTCTCGGGAACTCGTGACCGTGTTTGCAGCGCTGACACCTGCTGCTGTGCGGCATCCAGTTCCTTTTGGGCACGAGTTAGCAGGCGCTTGGCCCCAGTCGGCGTGAGGTTGCCGCTATCCGCACGGGTTTGGATCTCCGCAATCCGATCGTTGATCGTTTGGATCTGCGCTTGTGCCTGAGTGAGTTCCTGCGCATTTCGTTCCTCGCCCGCTTGGCGATAGACGCGGCTATGGACCTGGCGCAACTGCTGGTCATCCAGCTCGTCCAGGTGCGCCAGGTACGTGTCGATCTCAGGCCTGGGGTCAACCAGGTCAAGCTCGCCTTGGACGCCAGAGCGCGGGGCCAGGAACTCGTCAGTGGTGCTGGTGAGGTTCAGGTCAGCGATCTGCTTATCGACCTCAACCAGCTGCTTCTCAATGCCATCCAGCTGATCGGGGCTCTCTTGCATGGCTTTGATCAGCTGCCCTCGCTGTGTCTGCAGCTGGCGGATCTGCAGGCGCACCTCGGGGTCCACTGCCTGGCCGACATTCAGCTCAAGCTGGCCAAGCTCTCCTTGCTCGACCAACCCCTGTTGCTGCAGCCACTCACGCTGCTGCGTGACCTGGCGAATCATGGTGGATTCATCCAGTTGCCGCTCGATGGCTGAGCCGTGAGGCACCAACTGGCCAGCGGGCTCGATCGGAGCCAGGGCGCCACCGTCTTGCCAGGGGGGCAGCTCACCGGCCACTGGGGCTGGCGGCAAAGCGGGCCCTGCCATTGCTTTGGGCATGTAAGGAGCCAGCTCGGCCTGGGCCAGCTCATCAAGAGCTTTGATGCCATCGCCGGCCATCAGGCGCCGGGTCGGCCCGGCCATCGAACCCAGGCCAATGACGGAAAGCGGCAGGGCTACGCCTTCAACCAACACGCTCTTGCCGAGCTTCTGCAGGTAGTTGTCGTTTTCATCAGTCGTGCCAGGCAGCTGGATCCCGGTCAGCTGCTTGACCGCATCTGCAGCATTGCCCTGGTCCTGATCAATAAAGGGCGCGGCAAGCGTGGTGGCGGCCAGTGCCTCAGCAGAGTTCTTGGCAAGCCCAAGGCCAGTGCGCAGTGAGGGATTGACCGTCTGCGCCACGGCCATGCGACGCACAGCAGGCGCTGCTTTTAGGGCTTGGGCAGCACGGATCACTGCACCGGTCTGCTTGATCCGGTTGACGATCGTTGCCCCTGTTGCAACGCCAAGCATTTCGGCGCCAATCACACCGCCAACCTGGAGGCCGGCCTCATCAGCAGGCGTGACCTCGCTGCCATAGCCCATGCGGAATGGGTTGACCGCCCGAGCCTGCGACGGCGTGATCTGAAAGGCGTCCTTGGTGTCAATCGGCTTGCGCTGCACCAGGTCACCCAGCGCATTGGTCACCTTGCTGATGGCATTGATCGGACCAGTGACGATGCCGATCTTGGTGTCAGGCGACGCCAGGGTGTTCATCAACTGCCCCAGCGGCTTGAGCGGCCCCAGCCGGTTCTCCAGCGACTGGTTCATCTGTTGCCGTGTTGCCTTGGGCGGCGACGCTGGCGGCCACACCGGATTCAGATCGTCAGATAAAGGGGCAAGATTGAACTTGGGCATGGGTCAAGGCCTCCTGTTGCTACGGATGATGCGCAGCAACTTGTTCACGTATTCGGGATCAGTGGCGTATCCCTGCTGCTTCAGGATCCGCGCTGCTTGTTCAACTGTTTGGGCTTGATTGGCTCCGTTGCGGCCCTGATACCACTTGCTCACCAGATACCCGACGCTCTCGCTGGGGCTGGCAAAGTCCATGAAGCTGGCGGTGGTATTTACCCGGCGGCCATCCACCACTTCCCAGGTGTTCCTGCGTGTGCCAGAACCCTTCTGGCCGAAGTAATTGTTGCGGCCACTTGTCGCTCGACCCCAATCGGATTCCAGTGCCCATTGAGCAGCGACCAGCTCTGGGAACTTGGCCCCCTTCGCCCGGGCCATAGCAACAACGTTGTCCCAGCCGGGCCCACCATTACCGCCGCGGCCACCAGAGGAGCGTGTGGCCACATAGGGCTGGGTGCCACCGCTGCTGTATTCAGGCGGAAGAGTTGCCGCAGCTGCTGGCGGCATGATCATCTGCATCAGCCAGCTGCCTGGCGAGAAGCTGTTGTATCCAGTCGGGACCATGCCGAGGCCCAGGCTGCTGTAGTTGGCGCTGGAGATGGTCTTGCCTTGCCGCTCGCGGATCAGCTGCTGTTGCAGGTATTTGGAGATGGTTCCATCCCGATCCATGTCGGGATAGAAGCGGGTCATCTGCTCGAGCAGATAGCGAGTCGTTGACGTATTGGCGCGACGAGCAAGGTTGTAGAGCTCTGGGCTGGCTGGCTTGCCGTTGTTGAGGCTCTGTAGCTCTGAGTGCAGCCAGGGCTTGCTCATCACAGGCCGCGCTTGATAGGCCTTGACGGTGGAGTCGGGGATGCTGCCGGCCTTGCTGCGATCAACACCGCGCACGTCAGGGCCAGGCTTGGTGCCCTGCTTCGGCCCTGTACCCACCGACCCCTGGCCGACCTCCCCAGGGTTCATGCCTGTGGCCTGGCTATAGATCCGTGCGTACTCAGGCGATTTACGGGCCGCAGCCACCGCTTGGCTGACGATGACGTTCTGGGCAGAAGGCGGGATGCGACCCACGCCGGGGTTCTCCTTCCGCCAGGCGTTCATGCCAGCCATCACCTGGCGGACGTACAGGTTCTCCAGATCGATTGCAAAGGCGGCGAGCTTGTTGGGGGCAGCGCTCATGGCGCCTCCCACCGTCATGCCGGGCTGCAGCAGCAGCGACATGGCCTCGCCTTTGGGGTCCAAAGACTTGATGGGCCCAAGGCCCATGTCTTGCTTGATCTCACCCTTGATCTGGCCGAACAGACCCTCGGGCATGTCGTTGAACAGCTTTTCGCGCTCGTTGATGCGGGTCTGCAATTTCTGCCGACGCTGCTCTCTGGCCTCGCTTGTGCCTTCGCGCATTGCGTAAGCATCGGCCTGGGCCCGAACTCGGCCGATGTTCTTGGGCGACAATGCATCGGGTGAAAGGTTGTCTATCCAGTTCTCTACAGCCGCTCGTTCCTCAGCCGTCATGCTGTAAGCGGCTTGGGCAAATTTCTGAGATTGAGATGCCTTGTCGCTTAGGTAGTTGTGTATGTCCAGATAGCCAAGCCGCAGCCCATAGTTCTCGGCGGCAATCAGGCGCCGCTGGTAGTCCTCTGAATCAACAACAACGCCCGGATACCCGGGGCCGTCCTTGCCGTAGTAGAAGGCGTCCATCTGCTGGCCTAGATCCTTCTGCTTCAGCTCGAACTTTTGGGTTGTCAGCTGCAACCCCTTGTTCTGCATCTCCAGCAGCTGAACAGGGTTGGCATCAATGAACCGCGGCCGCTTATCGAGAGGGTCGTTGGGGCTGCCAACGCGGATTTCGCGGACAATTCCTTCAATCGCCGGGTTGCGGCTGAGCAGTGCGAGGTTGCCGTAGACCTGCTGCATTGCATCTTTCTTCTTGTCGCCCGCCAGCAGCCGAAGGCCTTTGTCGATCTGATCGGTCAAGACAAGGCCAGCCAGGGCGTTGAACCGTGAGTCAGTGCGAGTGACCACTGAGCCATCAGCCAGGGTCACCCCGTTCCTCAGCATTTGCGCCAATGCTCCGTTGACAGCACCACCGGTGGCTTCCGTCGTCGTGCGGGCCGTCTCTTCGTTCCAGAGCTTGCGGTGCTGTTCGGTGTAGGTCTCCCATGCCTTGTTGATGGCCGGCACCACATAGAACTGGCTCTCCAGCTCATCTCCCGTCAGGCCATAAGTGGCCATGACCTTGCTGGTGATGGCAGCTTTCTGCTTGACCAGTTCTCCGCTACCTGGTGCCACGCCAGCGCGGACACCGGCGTTGACTGCCAGATCGTTCAGCAGCGCATCGTCAACTTCAGACGCGGCCATCTGCGCCATGGCCCGGCGCCGACCAATCAGGCTCCAGGGGTTGGAGTCCTGCAAGAGCTGCGAGGCAACAGGATCAACCTTCTGCAGCTGGTTGACCTGAGCCGCAGCGTTGGCCGCACCCTGCTCTTGTTGGACCTGCAGGCTCAGAGCCGCTTTCGCCTGCTGGTTCTTCAGCTGCTTGAGCTGGTCGTAATAGCCCTCGTCGATCTTGCCCTTGGCATACGACATGTAGCCCTGGGCCCCTGCGTCAACGAGGGTTTCGGCAAAGGGGCTCAGAGCAGTTGCCAGCTGCTGGTATTGGTTGAAGCCCTGCACGCTGCCGCCGCTGCCCATCTGCATCGTTGTGATGCCATCTGGTGCACCTAGCAGCGCGGGCTTGGCAGGTGCTGCAATGTTCCGTTCGGCTGCCTGAACGAAAGCCCCAATAGGCCTGGCGACCGGATTGACTTGACCGAAGGGAAGGATCTTGTCAGCCATCGATCAAACTCCGTATTGAGAAGCGGCCTGATTCAGGCGGCTGAGCGAAACACCGGTGCCAGGCCCTGTTGAACTGCCAGGCATCTTCAAAGCGTTGAGCTTCCCGGCAAATGACATGCCGGTGCTGATGCCGCCCAGCACAGCGCTGCCGATGTTCAATGCAGCAGCAGTGCTGCTTGGTGCCCCGCCGCGCATCGTTGGGCCAGGCGGTGTGATCAGCGTTGGCAGCGGCGCAAACGGCGGCAGTGGATCGATGTAGGGCTGCTCTTCGTAGAACTGCTGGCTGTTCCAACGGCTCAGGTATTGGGCCACCTGGCCTGCCTGCTCGCGGGTGTACTGGCGTCCGCGGATGCCTTGATTGATCTCCTGCAGGGTTGTGTAATCGCCCATCTGCCTGGCGTAGTCGTTGACCAGGCGGTCCACGCTGCGGCCCTCTTGAGCCATGGCCTGCACTGAGGCCCGGCCCTGCAGCGCACGCCACTGGTACTGCTGCAGCGCCACCGCCTCTTGCATGGAGGCTTCTTGGTACGACTGAGTGATGGCCTCGCTGTCTCGAACAAAGGCCGCTCCTGCAGCGCCTCTGTTCTGCCCGACCACCTCCGCCTGGCGGATCGAGCGCATCAGCTCGAGATTCCGCAGCGCGTTGGTGTACGACAGCTGCTGGTTGTAGTTGACCGTCTCGGTCCAATACTTGTATTGGGCGTTGGCGTCCTGGGCGCGAGCGTTGAAGCTCGCCTGCCATTCAGCGAAACGGTTGTTGGCGTCTTGCAGCGCCGTCTGGTTGGCGTACTCCTGCTGTTGCGCCTGATAGCTGGCACCTGCCTGCGCAATCCCGAGGCCTGTTTGCGCGGCGCCGAGCAATACCGGAACCAAAGGGAAGGCCATCAGGCTGCCCTCCAGAAGTGAGCGAACAGCTGGGCGCTATGCCCCATAGGAGCTGGGGTGTCGATCGTGAACCCCAGGTGCTCGAGCCAACGCAGGGTGGTTTGGTTGGACCACAGCGCCCAGTTCTCGAGGTACTGGTACTGGCTCATCAAGCCATCAACCCACTTGCGGCCACCGCGAAGGAATTGCTTTCGATGGCTATCCGTGGCCAACAGCTCATCTGTGGCCAGCAACCAGATCCAAGATCCAGAAACACCACAGATACCCACGGCCTTGCCGTCATCTCCATCTATGCAACGACAAATCTGGCTGTTCCGCCAGCTCTGCATCACCGCCTCTTCTCCTGACAAGCCGTGGCTGTAGAGCACTTCAAGCCGATCCTGGTGCCTGAGCATTTTCGCAATACGCTGCACCCGTGCAGGAGTTGCGTCAGACCAGTTCATTGCAGGCTCCTGGCTTGGCTGGTCACCAGACCCACCCACTCACACGTGCTGAACTTGCAAGGGTTGGCCGTGTTGTTCTTCAGCTCGACAATGCAGTTCTCCCCGCGGCTGCTGATCGGGATTTGAAAGACCCCCTCGAAATAACGAGGGGTCACCAGGTCGGGGTTGTTGTTCAGGGCATTGCCAATCTGTGAGCCCCTGGCGGCCAGCACCGTCCCATCGAAGGTGTAGACCGCTGGTTCGCGGCGCTCAGCTGTCACCCACACCTGGAAGTAGTGGGTGTCGTGGTAGCGGAGCTTGGCGTGCCGCACCTGCGTCCGCTCGCTGTTGGCCGCGGCCTTCCCGCCACCAACTTCCTTGTAGAGCTTGAACCTGGTGAAGCGATACAGAAACTCAAAGACCTCGCCAAAGACGATCGGCTGTGTGGACCAGTTGCCTCGAGCGGTGATGGTCGAACCGCTGTTGGCTTCCCCAAGCAGCACGCCGCCATTGGTCGTGGCTGAGAAGTCACTCCAGGCCTGGGTCTTTGCCTTGATCGTGTAAGGCAGGGTCCAGGTGGTGATGTTGGTGGTGGCGTTGTAGGTGCCTGCTGCCACACGAATAGCTGCGGGCGTGGCTGTGGTGGTCGTGACTCGGCGATCCAGCAGCAGCTGGTAGGGGTTGGGAAGCACATCAGCCGTGCGGTCAGCGGCAGACACCTTCTCCAGCCAGACCTCTGTGCCGTACTCCACGAGCAGGTAGACGGTCTCCTGCACGCAAAGGGCATTGAGGATCTTGTCGGCACCGCTGAGCTGCCAGTGACTCCAGCTGCTCTGCGCCCGCTCAGCCCCGCCACCGCTGTTGCGGTAGAAGTATTTGTAGGCATAGAGCCGCTGCCGATAGCCGCTCTTGCCTGACACCGCAAACCAGCAGTTGCCGGTGTCGTTGGCCGTCAGCTTGAACACCTCGGCGGGCACATAGCTGTTGACGTATCCGCTCAGGTCGGATGCATCAGCCACCAGCGCCGTGCCAGCCCCGCGAACGCTGAACTCGCGGAACTGGCTCCACTGCCCGTTGGCCTGGCAGAAGATGATCGTGCCCTGCACAGGGATCGGCCGGCAGTTCGGATCGATCTCGTACTGGGTGAGCACCGTGATCTGCGCCGTCGTGGGCGTCAGCACGGTTTCAGCAGCGTTGAAGCGGAACTGAATCTGGTCCGAGAAGATGATCAGCTCGTCCTGGTAAGGGATCGCGTACCGCAGCACCGACACCCGGTTGTTGCTGCCCGTCAGGTCGATCGGGTCGCTGTCCAGAACAGCAGTGACCGTCTCGGGGAAGAACTCAAAGAAGTCCCGTGAGCGGCTAAGGATGATGTTCTCGTCGGCCAGGAACCCAAGCCGGTTCTTGTAGATGAAGACGTCCTGGATGGCATTGCCGATGAAGCTCGGGTCCGGTGCGGTGTCGTAGTCACCAGCTCCACGCTCACCCCAGCTCGGGATCTGCACCCCGCTCTGGGTGCTGCCATTGGCCGGGCCAAACCAGAAGGAGCCATTGGGAAGACGCACCAGCAGGTGCGGCATCGTCGTGGCATCGATCTTGTATTCGACCCCAGGGCTGACGGTCTCCTGCCAGCTGCCCTCCCCAAACGTCCCGGTGCGGGGCAGGAACTTGACGTAGAACCCATCGAACTTGTTGCCGGGGTCGCCGACCACCTCGATCTGGTAGCCCTCAGGCGCAATCGTGGGCAGCTCGGTGAACGCCTGGACGGAGTTGGTGATCGCCGTGATGTCCGCGTTGGCCCGGGCATCGGTGGCCGACACCGTGATGGCGCTGCTGCTCTTGAGATGCAGAACAGAGCCGCTGCGGTCAATCGTCACCCCCGTCAGCGGACCAGCTGTTGCGGTCGTGACGGTCGCCACCTGCACAGGGGTGGTGTCTGTGCCGCCCTGCAGCAGGTTGCGAGCGACATAGATCTTGTCGCCGGCCCTGTAAGCGCTGCCTGCGGCACTGATTGCCACAGCGGTCACCACAGTTCCGTTGCCGGTGACGGTCACCGTCAGCCCGCTGCCACCCTCATCGGTGGTTGTGGCCACAGCAGCGGTGGTGGCGTTGAGGGTGGTGGCAGAACCCACCACTGTCAGGGCAGTGACGGGGCCGCCGAGCAGTGCGCCGCGGATCTGGCTGGCAATCTCCGCGGTGCTGATCCTGTTCTCGGTGGTGGTGGTGCCGCTGACAATCACCGGCGCCACAGCAGTGCTGACCGTTGTTTGCTGGGTGTTGACGTTGACGACGTACTTCTGGCCGTAGTTCGCGGCCTTCACCCAGATCAGCGCTTCATGGGTTGATGGCCTGGCAACAGCAGGAGCAACTGCCGGGTCCATGGCCGGCGGCTTCTTGGTGTTGCTGACGAAGGTGTAGTCAGCGATCGAGGCAGCGCGGATGTCGCTCTTGGCGCTCACCACCGTGGACAGGTAGTTGTAGGCGCCTGCTGCAGCGGTGACGGTCTTCTCGTTGCCGGCCAGATCAAAGACCCGAATGACGGTCTTGCTGATCACCACCAGGTACTGCTCGTCAGCGTCGCGCAGGATGCTGTGGAAATAGACGTCGCCAAAGCTGGTGTTGCTGACCTTGGCGATGGCCTGCGTGCCTTCACGCTTCCGCAAGCCCTCGGCCAGAGAGCTCACTGCATTGACTTGGATCTCTCCCTGCGAAGGATCCCGCTGCGCATCTGGCTGCTGCGAGATCCCCTGGATCAGGTTGGGGATGGTGTAGCTGACGAGATTAGCCACGCAGATACCCCCGGTTACGGCCCAGCAGGCCAAGGCCTGGCGAGTAGGTGGGGAAGGGTCTCAGGCCTGGGCCGCCCGTCAGGCTGTTCGCTTGGGCCTGCTCGAGCTCGACACGCTGCAGCTCCACCAGGGCAGCCTGCTCATCAACGGCGGTGTACTTGAAGATCGAGTCACTGCTCAGCACCCGATCGCTGAACACCCGCGCTGATCGGATGGTGATCCAGCGGTTGAACGCTTCAGGGCACTCATCCCATGGCAGCAGCCAGACCACATCAGCCTTCAGGCTGGTGATGTCTGCACCCAGGGTGTAGGTGTGCTTCTCCTTGTCGTAGACCTTCTGGCCGCGCAGCTGAAACCGCCCGGCCCATTCATACGGATCGGTTGACCAGCTCACAACGTTGGCCGGAACCGTGATCTGGTTGGTGGCGTTGTTCTTCGCGAACTCGTACTCGACCTCGGTGTTCCAACTCCAGCCCCGTGTCTGGCCTTCCTTGTGAAACTCGAGGATCGTCCGCTCAGCCATGGTGGCCTCAACCACCTGCTGGTTTTCGAGGCTATTGACCGGCTGCTCTCCGATGTTCTGCAGGCAGATGTTCACCGCCTCCAGCAGTGTTGTGCGGCCTGGGGTCAAGGCCTGATTTGCAAGGCCCATCAGAACTCTGCAGGGGTGTTGTCCTCATGCTATCGGCGGGCACAAAAAAGCCCCCTGCTCACCACAGGGGGCCAAGAACCCACTTCGTCAGAAGAAGGTTAGGGGAGCTCGATGACGCCGGCACACTCTGCACGCAGCACGCTCATGCCGATTGCCATGCGGGCAACCATCAGAGTGGCTTGGTACATGATGTTGAAGTCACCGCCCTGAGGGGTGATTTGCAGGCCGGGGCTGCGCAGGGTCAGCACACCGATGGCATCGCGGTGGAACACGATGGCCTTGTTCTTCGACAGATCCTGCTGGTAAGCGGTGTTCTTGTCGTAGGTGCCGTTGGTGTAGGCAGCCTGGGTGACGTGGTTCGACATGATCACGGGGATGCCCTTCACGCGCAGCACACGGCCTTGTGCGAAGGAACCGTTCTCGCCGCTGGCACCGTTGAAGTCCGCGTTGATGGCGCGGGTGGAGTCCAGCAGGAAGTCGTACTCGTCAGGACCAACCACACAGAGGAGATCCTCGGTGGGCACGTCCTTCTTCTGCATCGCCACTTTGAGTGCGCTGATCTTGGCGACCAGCTCATCGCCTTTGGCGTTGGCAGAAGCGGCGGCATAGCCGGCCGAGAGGGTCTGGCTCTGACCAATGCGACCGGCGTTGCCGGCCTTGGCCAGGGGCTCAGTGGTGGTCTTGGCAGCGGCATACAGCACGCGGGCGCAGCGCCGATCCCATTCACGGGCAAGGGCTTGGCCGAGCTGATGGGTCACGTCCTGGCGGACGTCCACATAGTTCATCAACTCGTCGAGGTCGTAGATCACCTCATCGGCAATCAGCAGACCATCGAGGTTGATGATGCGCTCGTTGCGGTCACCAGGAGAGTTGGTGGCCCCAAGTATTGGCTGGCCCGGAACATGGTACGCGGCCTCAGCTTTGCCGCTCACCTGGAAGGCAGCGCTCTTGCCACCTTTGATGTTGCGCTCCTTGACTTTGCCCTTGAACACGCAAGCGCGATCGAAGGCGTCAAGCAGCTCGGTCATGCCGAGCTTCAGGAACAGAGCGCTGGTGTCACCTGCGCCCTGGATTTGACCAAGACGGTCGAGGGATGCGTTGGCCATTGGCCTTAATTAGGTAGCGAGCCTCTGCCTATTGCTTCACCGATACGGGGTATCTCCCGCAGGAGGCCCGATCTGTTCCACCAGTGCAGATCAACTCATGCGCCCATTGTTACGCAAAAGTCGAACGCGCAAGAGTTTTCTCGTACCAAGCCTTGTATTTGGCGTCCACGTTGTAGAGACGCTGGCCCTTGCTGTTGGTCTTTCGCATGGCTTCGATTGCCTGCTGCTGGGTTTCAAACACCTCAGCCATGGTGGGCTTGCCACCGCCAATCAGTTCAGGCTCACCCTGCTCTTTGCCGCCAGCAGCACGGGACTGCATGGCTCGCAACGCCAGGCGCACAGCAGCTTTGTTGCCGCTGTCCACGGCAGCGTTGTAGTCGGCCAGCTCGTCAGCGCCCATGTTTGCCACGGCCCACTGGCTGAGCCGCTCAAACTCCTGCTCGCCGCCCACCAGAGCCTTGAGCTCAGTCACATCAGCGTCAGTCAGGCCAGAGGCCGGGGCATCTGCAGCAGCTGCTTGCTGCGGCCGGTAGGCCTGCTCGTACTGCTCAATCAGCTGAACAGGGATGCCGGTCTTGGCTGCCAGCTTGTCGCGCAGCGCTTTGGTGTCCTGGCCCTGGCGCACTGCCGAATCCCAGGCCGCCAGGTCGATGCCTTCCTCATCAGCCGCAGTGGCAATGAAGTCGCCGTAATGCTCAGCGGCTTGCTCGCGGGTCAGTTTGGCTGGCGTCTCGGGTTCGGGCTGCTGCTGGCCGCGGCTGCTGATCAGCTTCTGGGCTTCGAGGTAGGCCTTCTCCAGGTCTTCGGTGCTCTTGAACTTGCCGGCCAGCAGCTTCTCGGCTTCATCAGTGCCCTGCTGCTCGGCCGCATCGATGGCGGCCTGCTGCTGCTGGACCTCCTCGAGGAACTGGTCAAAGACGTCTTGTTGGCCGGGGCCAACGAGAGCCTGCAGCTCCTCGCGGGTTTCGGGGGTGGCGGTCATGCGGGTTGTTCCGTTGGTGGTTGTTCAGGAGGTGGGGCTGCCATCTCCTGTGCAGTGGCAGCGGCATTGGCCAGCTTCTGTGGATCAGCCATGCCGCTTGCCATGGCCTGCTGAGCCATGGCCATCTGCTGTTGCTGCTGCTGTTCCGCAGCCAGCTGCTCGTCGGTTTTGACCAGGCCGATGATGTCCATGCCCATCGAGGCAGCGAGCCGGCGGATCAGCTCGGATGGCATCACGTAGGTGGCGATCCCTTCAGGGCCGAGCGACTGTTGCAGGATCTGCATAAACCTGGCGGTCTTCTCCAGGTCGTTGCCCCGGCCAACAGCAGCCAGGCCCACGCTTACGACGGGCTTGACCAGCTCTTTCGGCAGCTTCGGCAGCCGGCCTTTGCGCACCAGCAGCGCCAGCTTCCGTGCCACGTAGGGCTGCTGGAACTCGGTGGTGAGGATGGCGTAGATGTTCCCGAGGGACTGTTCCGTCTGCAGCGCCTGCAAGCGGACCTCTTCCGCGGTCACGCGTTCCGCGTCCCGCATGTCGGCCAACATGAAGGCCTGAGCCAGACGAGCCTCGATCCGGGCCAGGCCCTGCATCGCAACGCTCAGATCCTGTGCCTTGCCCACCGTGATGGTGGTGACGTCATCGGGGTTGCCAGGGAGGAACGCGCCATTGGCGGCCTCAGCCAGCTTCTTGGGATTGGCCACTCCGCTGGGCTTGACCAGGTGCTTCACCTGAGCGCTGACCAGGGAGCCCTCGGCGATGGCCTGGCTCAGGGCTTCGGCGGTCTGCAGGTCCGCCATGCAAGCAGCCTCGACGTAGCCCGGTGAATAGTCATGCCCGTCGATGCGGTACATGCGCAGGGCCAGCCAGGGCGACTCGCTGATTGAGGCCGTGCCCTTGGTGCCAGGGATCTCTTTGTCCTTGACCTCCTGATACCAGGTGACCTTCTCGCCCTCCCATTCGACGTGGGTGTAGAGCTTGACGGTGCGCTCGTACTCAGGGCCGTCGTCGTCGTCTTCAATCCCTGCGGTAGGGCCGTCCTCTTCCTCAAGCAGCAACTTCACCTTTTCGGGAAGGTTCTCCTGTGAGAGCTCCTCGCAGACGATCGCCTCCAGGGGGTTGCCCATAGGGTCACGCCGCAGCACGTAGCGGTTGAGGTGGTAGCAGCGCAGCCCCTTCTCGCCGAGGTACATGAGCGCGTTGCCGCCCACCACCAGATGGAGAAGCATCTCGTGGACTGCCACGCGATCGTTGCTGGCTTCGATGCTGCGCAGCACTGCCCGCTCGAGCCGGGCCAGGGCCAGATCAAACTCGCTCTTGG